GACCTTGAATCAAACATTTTTTGGAAAGCAATGGGTTGGATTTGCATTGCACAAAGAATGGGAATTTCACACAAAAATACTTGGAAGCAAACAAGCAAACGTGTAATCAATGTTTACCGCTATGACCCTAGCGATTTTTTAATATTACTTTGATGGACATGGAACACCTAAAAGATTGTGAGGCAAGGGAATGGATCAGACGCTTTAAAAAGAAAGCGCTAGAGGAAGGGCGTGGGGAAGCCCAATATTGGTGGCAACAGACCCTAGCCGATATTGCCAAGAAGCGAGGCCAAGCGGCTGCTGATGACCTAAAAAAACGCATGAACGAACAAAAGGATAAGAAATGAGATATGCCGCCCGTGTGGACGCTAACCAAGATCAAATTGTTTCGGCTTTGCGTAGTGCGGGCGCTTATGTGTGGATTATTGGCTTGCCTGTTGACCTTTTGGTTGGGTTTCGTGGTCACACATTCTTGGTAGAAATCAAAAGTACCTCTAAAAAGCGTTTAACGGGCTTACAAGCCGACTTTTTTGAGAATTGGTCAGGTAGTACGTTGGCAAGAATAGATAGCGCAGAAGCCGCTTTACGCATGATTGGAGTTATCAAATGAGCAACAGAACTGTTTACGCCATTTTGGTTGTTTTACTTATTCTTCATTGGGGATTGGTTGCTTACTTTATAGGATTTAAGCCATGATCATCAATTTACACAATAGCCAACAAGCCCATACCGTCTTAAAAGACTTGTGGCCTAAGATCAAAGAAACCTTACAAGCGGGCAAGCAGCTACGCTTAGAAGTCAAAAAAGCCACTCGAAGCACAGACCAAAATAATATGTTTCATGCCTTGATAGACAAGGTTTATAAGGAAATGAAAATAGCGGGTTCGTCTTGGGTAGCGGACGATTGGAAGCGGCTTTTAATTGACCAATGGGCGCATGAGACAGGGCGCAAGATTGGCAAGGTAGCGCCAAGCCTAGATGGTGAACGGGTTGTTCAGTTAGGACTACAGAGCCACAAATTCACCAAAGAGGAAGGCTCAGAGTTTATTGAGTGGTTATTGTGCTGGATGGCAGAAAAAGGAATAGAGACATGAACTTTAACCAAGGTGAACTGGTGGACGGTCTAATTGAAGATTTGCTTTACACCATCAACAAATATGATGAATCCCTGTATATGGCGACAATTATTGGGGCTTTGGAATTAGTCAAGTTACAACTAATTTACGAAGGAATTGACGAAAAATGATGTGTCCAATATGCAAAACACGGCACAACAAAGTATTAGACACAAGGGCAAACCCTGAATTTATCGCTAGAAGGCGAATTTGCGCCAACGGTCACAAATATCAAACCAAAGAATATGCAATATCTGAAACACCAGTATGTGAGAAGCCAGAAACTGTTAAAGCTAGTAGCGGGTTTAGCCTGTCAAAGCTGTGGCATAGATAACGGGGTTCAAGCGGCTCACAGCAATTGGGGTGGCGGCAAGGGTAAAGGCATTAAAGCTGATGACAACCTAGTGGCGGCTTTGTGCCTTAAATGCCATTACGAAATAGACCAAGGGGCGCATCTATCCAAAGATGAGCGCAAAGATATGTGGCAAAAAGCCCACATTGCTACGGTTGAGGCACTTGGGGACAGATGGCCCGCAGAAGTGCCAATTCCTCACTTACCTTTGTGAGCCTTGTCCAAGCCTTGAGCCTCATGTTGCTTCAATTCTTTTTCCACAGCTTTAATGCGCGACATTTCAGAACGATGCTCAGAGACTTTTTCGTAGTGCATAGGCTCACGGGGAGTTTTAGACTTTGCGGCAGTAATAACAAACTTTGAAGCCATGATAAATTCCTGTTAAAATGGTGATTGACATTGTGCCATATTGGACATAAAGTCAAAACCATAAATTCTTTGCAAGGAAAAATCATGGGAAAAGCTGATACAACAATGGCTAAGAGCACAACTGGCGCAACACCCCCTAAAGGTGCGGCATCTTCTGACAAGTCAGGTGAGCGCATGGGTAAAACCGTGGGTGGCGTTGGCATGGGTAAGGAAGATAAAGTAGGCGCTGACAAGCTGTTCAATACTGGTCGCACAGACGGTATTTGCTACACTAAAACTAAATCAGAGTACCGCTAAAAAGCGAAACCCAGACAGTCATGCAGGGCTGAATGGGTTTCTAGGCACAACAAATAAAGGAGATTTGCCATGCTTAAACAGAATTGTAAGGCTTGTGTTTACTTTAATGACATAGGCGATATGGGGCAATGCAGACGCTACCCCACATTCCAAAACCGTCACTACACAGAGTGGTGCGGTGAATATGAGTTAGTTGCCATCGTCCCAACGGAGGATGTTACACCCGTCCCAGAGGCGGGTGCTTTTTCTGAGCCGCCAAAGAAACGTGGCAGACCAGCAAAGGATGCAAAATGAACTTGCACCCACTCAAAGACAAGATACTGGTGCGTCCTGAACAACGCATACAAAGCACAATTTATTTCCAATCAGCAGAAGCTGAAAGCCGCGGGACGGTTGTGGCGGTAGGCCCAGAAGCCGAAGCCGAGGGTTTAAATGTTGGCGACAAGATCGCATTCGGCACGTTTCACAAAGACTACAAAGACGAATATCTAAAGTTTGAGGAAATCAAACACGATGACCAGCGCTTACTCAAAATGAGTTGGCAAGATGTATGTTTCGTAATTGAGGAGTAAACATGGCGACTAAACAAGGCTTGTATGCCAACATCCACAAAAAGCAAGAGCGCATAGAACGCCAAAAGGCAGAGGGTAAACCCGTAGAGCGTATGAGAACGCCCGGTGCAAAGGGCGCACCTACCGCTGAAGCATTTAAACAATCTGCCAAGACTGCCAAAAAATGATTGAACAAGTTAAAGCACGAATTGCTGACCTTGAAAAGCAAAAAGAACAAATGTTGGCTAACTTTCATGCCATTTCAGGCGCTATTGCTGAGAATGAAGCATGGCTAAGACAACTTACGGTTGAAAAGCCAGCCGAAACCGAGTAAATTAGTGGCACTATGCCAACACTAGCTGATATTTATAGCCTGATTGACTCTACTAAGCGTAGGGGGTCTGATCTTATTCGCAATCCTGTGGCTGGTTTACAGCAAATGGCTGGAAATGCTGTTGACAAAGCCAGAGCCGCCAAAGATCAACTATATCAAGCGACTGAGGAAGAAGGAATTGGTTACGGGCCTAAAACTCAGCAATTAGCCAAGAATATGGCAGAAGCATACAATTTTGGTGGCATTTTTGTCCCTGCCGCTAAAGATATTGCTTTTAAAGCCGCAATGTTTGAAAAAAAGGGCATGAGTCCAAAAGAAATACATCAAGAACTTGGTGTTCATCGTGGCATAACTGACAATCAATGGCGGCAAGAATTAAACGACAAATCTGCTTTTCTTAAAGGTACTGGCACATTTGAAGATACGGTAATGAAACGCATGAAAGCGTTAGGCAAAGACAAAACAGCCGAGCCAGTTACTGTGGGCGACATATTTCATCACCCTGACCTATATAAACATTACCCAGAACTAAAAGACATTGAAGTTAGGTTTTTGCCAGAAGGTAGCAAAGCACATGGTCGCATGGCTATACCAGAAGAAGGCAAAGGTTGGATGGAAATTAGCAAAGATTTGTCAAGCAAAGATGCTAAAGACGTAATGCTTCACGAATTGCAACACCCCATTCAGGAAGCTGAAAATTGGGCTGTAGGTGGTGCGGCTCAAGATTTCAGTAAACAAGATGCCGCAACAAAAGCTAGAGACATCCTAAACTGGCGTAATGAGGTTGAAAAACAAGCTGAAAGAATGGGCATGACACCCCAAAAAAATTCAGATTGGTTTAGGAATGCAGAATCCGAATTGATAAACCATTATGACAAATCAGGCGCTTTAAGCTGGTTGCCCCATGAAGAAGCAAGATTTCAAGCAAGTTGGCCTCTCTACAGCAAAGGCACAGACTCCAGAACGCAAGCTGAACAAATGGTAAAAATGTATGGATTGGACACAAAAACCACTCCTTACACCCCAAATCAGATGTATAGGCGTTTAGGCGGTGAAGTGGAAGCTAGACAAGTTCAAGCAAGGCAAGACTTAACACCTGAACAAAGGTTACAAAACTTTCCTAACGAATTTACCCCGCAAAAAGGTGGTTATGGATACGATACGCCTATAAGCGATTTACTTCACTTAAACCGTGAAGGCTATTTCAAAACACAAGATTTTAATAAATGACCGAAACAACCGAAAAACGCCCTGTTGGTCGCCCATCCCTCTACAAGCCTGAGTATTGTGAGGAAGTGATTGCATTGGGCAAAATCGGTAAGAGCGTGGAACAAATTGCTTCTAGGTTAGGGTTTTCCCTACGCACAATGTATCAATGGCGTGATGATCACGAAGAATTTTTGCACGCCTTGGAAGAAGCCAAGCAACATGAACTAGCTTGGTGGGAAGAT